GAATTTCATCCGAATAATAGTTTGTCAATAGTCGTTCTAACACAAAATGCGCGATGCAATACAATGCCAAGTAGAAATAAAATTAACAATGTGTAACCAAATGACACCGCGAACAGTTTTGAAATGGCCCATGCCATGATTACGGTGAAAATAACGTCAATATATGCAATGTTAAATATACGATACGAATGCGCGCCTTCGCCGGGCTTTCCAAAAAAATCTTTATATTTACAAAGACCGGTCATTGTGGTGAACGCGAGTTATAATCATAAATATTATATATAAGCCATACATATTATATTTATTAATTTTATCAAAATATCAGGCATAAATGTCGAACAATGAACCCGAACAAAAACAAAACCAGTGTATTGCCATTGCCGATAATATGAGAGAATTTACACCCGCAACTGAAGGGCACAAGCGGCCTATTATTATACAACAAACCCATCAACAGCAGCAGCAGCAGCAGCATAAACTCACTCCTCAAATGGAACTCAGCCTTGGTGAAAGTTTGAAACCCCTTGCAATACTGTCACCATCTGACAATGCTAAACGGTATCAAAATGAAAATGACGAACACAACGGGTTACTATTCGAGAGAATGCTACAACCAAACATCGGTCTGAACCCGTTTCTGAACGGAAATACGTATATCAACGACATCATTGTGCAAAACACATTGCTGCGAGGGGAAGGCGGGCGATGACCACACTTCAACGCATTATCTCACTATAAATTCTCAATCGCCGTCTTTTTGCCATGACAGTCACGGCAGAGCGCGACCAAATTGTCAATATGATTCGTTCCACCATGTTCCAGCCGCATGACATGGTCGACTTCATACCATGCAGGCAGCTGACGCTTGCAATGATTGCATTTCCACCCTTGTTGCGCCGCCACGAATTTCTTTTTCGTTTCACTCACGCATCGTTTCGTGGATGTTTTTCCAGATGTCAGCACTTTATTTTGTTTTTGATTCATCTCGTTGCCGGAACCGGAACCGCCTCCGGAAAATCGAACGTTTTTTATCCCACCGCCACCGCCACTGCCGCCACCGCCACCACCTCCTACTCCGCCACCACCCCAACCACCGCCTCCTCCGCCTCCACCACCAAAAAATGCAGTTTTGTTCGTAAAGTCTAAAAACGGACTTATCATGTCCGCCGTATCCTTGCTTACCGGCATGTATTTGATAATATCGTTTGCATGCATAAACATGGACCGCGACTGGTCCGGGTTCTTCTTTATGAACAGGTATATCGACAGTCCTATAAATGCAAATGTCGCCATTTTCACGTATTTCTGCGAGGACTGCAGCGATTTCAAGAACTTGCCGTCATAATACGTATTTGCAATTAGGAATGCGGTAATCACAAAGATAATGTATTCCGGTTTCATTTTAGTTTATAATTATTTATAATTATGAAAAATTATGAAAATATGAAAATAATAATATGATATTAAGTTTATTATATTATAATTTATTTTAAATTATTTATAATAGAGTGAATATGCGCAGTAAATGCTCACCGTAAGCAGTGTTATATATACAAGACTCTTCCTATATTTAAATTCTTCAATGATTGATATTTCTCTCGGTTTATAGTGTGCATAATATGCGTTTAATGCGTCCGTAATAGATACTTCGTCCTTGTGTAGATCGGCATTCACCTTATTGTGAATGAAAACGACCCAGCGTAAAAACGCCTCGCGCGTATCCAAATACGGCGTTACCGGGAACTTGTCGAGCAGCGCGCTAAATCGGTTACCGATTGCATAATTCGGCAAAAATAGCGGCAGGTTCTGTATAAAGTCGTAGTATTTTTTTCGCGTCACGCCATTTGCGTGGACGGGATAATTTGTCGCCATGGTCATCAGTACGAACCAGTAATGTGGACCCCATATTTCGGGGTCCAGTGGAGGAGACGGTTTTGACATTTGTGTTGTGTATTGTTTGTTTCTCTTGTTTTAAACAATATAAATAAAGGTTGCGTGCTATATATTAACCAGTTTGGAATATAAATTATAAACGTCAGCGCATAAATATTAGAAAATTTAATAAATGAAGCATCAGTATCAATATTCGTTTTGTAACAACTGCGGTAAGCACGGCAACCACACGTACAGCAATTGCAGACACCCGGTAACAAGTATCGGTATTATTGCGATACGTCGCAAACCGGCTCCGGTGCAATCGACCGATGACGTCGAGGTTGGGTCCGACCCCAAAGATGCAGCAACCTTACCGTCGATACAGGATATGAATATGACCGAATACGAGTTTTTAATGATACGGCGAAAGGATACGCTTGGGTTTGTGGATTTTGTGCGCGGCAAGTATCAGCTCACCGACATTTTCCACATTCGCAATATAATCGACGAAATGACCATGGATGAAAAGCGGCGCCTGGTAACACACGATTTTAAGCAGCTGTGGACGGAAATGTGGGGCGGATACACCAACGGACAATTTAGCGGCGAAGAAACGCAATCTCGGGATAAATTCAATCACTTGAAAAATGGACTCCGGTTGAGAAACGGCAGCGTGTTCTATTTGGACAATCTGGTAAAAGACTCTGCTACGCGGTGGGAACGCGCGGAATGGGGGTTTCCGAAGGGGCGGCGAAATAATCAAGAAGGTGACCTCTTTTGCGCGTTGCGTGAAAATCAGGAAGAAACGGGGTACTGCATATCGCAAACCGACGTGATTCACAATATTTCACCATACGAAGAGATATTTATGGGGTCCAATTTGAAGTGCTATAAGCATAAATATTTTTTGGCACTTGTTAACAGCGACATCCGGCCGACGGGCGAATACGAGCGGTCCGAAGTAAGTAAAATAAAGTGGATGTCATATGAGGAATGCGTGCAAAAAATACGCCCGTACAACATCGAAAAGAAAAAAATACTCGCAAACGTCATGACCGTTCTGCGAAAATATAAAATAATACACACCGAGAGAAAATAATGCGGATTAAAAATAATAATAAAGGTATATAATATATAGTAATAGTAATCGTGATATATTATATAGATTTTTGTGAAATTAAATAAAATATAAATAAGAAGAACATTTTACGGATAAATATGTTACGCGTTAATCTTCCACTCACACCCCCTGCAGCTGCAGATGATGAAATAGATATAGACGACGATGCAACGATAACTGCACCGTCTACTCCCATTGTTCCCATTGTTAGTGCTCAGGAGCAAAAGACAAAGAAACGGCTACTACCCAGATGTAAAAATGGAACTCGCAGAAATAAGCGAACCGGCGCGTGCGAGGATTATGACCGAGATAAAGATAAAACGAAGAATGTGCCAAATGTAAAGGTTTCTATTACAGATGGCGTGCAAACGTCTCCAAAAAGAAAGCGATGTGAAAAGGGTTCTCGCCGGGCTCGCAGTGGACCGCGAAAGGGCGAATGCGTCGAGAATGAAAATGTGAAACCCGTGGCAAATGCTGATATTGCGAATGATGTGGATTACGCAGATAGACCCGATGTCGAAAAAGTTTCGAGATGGGAAGCAGAAAAATTAGAAGAATTAGAAGAAATTGGAGAACAACCAATGGAGACGGCCGAATCCGAAACCGCAGATTCCCCCAAACTCCCCGTAATGTTAGAGTCTTATGACCGCGATGATGATGATGATGATGATGATGATGACAGCGTTTCTTTATATCCGACACTGGATGACACCGAATTTAATAAGAAGATTACAAATAAAAAGGAGTTTTTCGAGACCCGATACGAGCGAATGAACGATTCGTCGATTGAAGAATATGCGAATAAAATGTGTTCTGCATCAGACAATTTTGAATTGGCCCCGCACCAGCTGTTTGTTCGCAACTTTTTATCATCAACCACGCCCTACAAAAGCCTGCTACTGTATCACGGTCTCGGAACCGGAAAAACATGTTCCGCGATAAGCGTTGCCGAGGAAATGCGAGAATATTTTAAACGAATGGGTGTTTCCAAGCGCATTTATGTTGTCGCATCACCAAACATTATTATGAATTTCAAATCTCAACTGTTCAACAAGGACAAGCTGGTATTGAACCGGAATACGGGCACGTGGTCGATGAATACGTGCGTTGGCAATAAGCTGCTTAAAAATAACGGACTCGCCAATGCAACGATAGACACAACCAACATAACTCTCGACGAGGAAGAAGCGATGAAGGACGCAATCGTTAAAAACATAGCGGCAATTATAAAGTCGACATACTCGTTTATTGGATACGAGAAGCTGAAAACTATGATAGAGCAGTCCATTTACGGAACAAATAGAGCCGACTACAGAAAGCTGGACCAGCTAACGGAATCACAAATAGCCGGCATAAAAAAACGGTTCGACGACGCGCTCATCATCATTGACGAAGTTCACAATTTGCGAACCACGGAAGACAATCATAAGAGTAACGACAAGATGACGGGTAAACTGCTTACGGTTGCGGCAAAATATTCGCAGAATATGCGGCTACTGCTTCTTACCGCCACGCCAATGTATAACAATCCCACCGAAATCATATGGCTTCTGAATTTAATGCGCATCAACGACAATCGGTCCGAGATAAAATATTCTGACGTGTTTGTTGGTGATACCGGTGACGAAAATATAAAAACTTCAACCGACGATGATCCGACTCGCGTTCGTTCGGCGTATTCGAGTGGCAAGGAGGTGTTAAAAAATGCGTCCTATGGATACGTTTCCTATGTGCGTGGAGAGAACCCGTTCACATTTCCATACCGAATATACCCTAAAGTGCATTCGCCACAAAATTCATTTTTCGCCGACCCGGGCACGGCGGTTCCGCATCCCACATTTGAATATACAGGAATGCCAATCGATACGAGTAAAAAGTTTTTGGATGTGTATGTCACACCGATTGGACCCGAACAGCTCAAGGTTTATGAACTATGTATCAAACAGTTAATTGGTATGCAACAGCAACAGCAACAGCAACAGCAACAGCATGATAGTCATAGTCATGATAGCGATAGCGATAGCGACAGTGCAGATGATAGGATTGACGATAACGAGATGGGTGAGGAAGAGGGGGAAGACGAAGAGGGGGAAAATGAGGGGTTGGGTTCTGATAATGCTGCTGCTGCCGCTGCTGCCGCTGCTGCCGCCACCGCTCCTGGTCGCGTCTATGATGAGATAAGTGCAAAACTTGGCGTTAAATCGTATCCCGCACTACAGGCGCTTACGATATCGTATCCATCGTCGTTGGCGTCGTCCGACCCCAAATCGATGGTTGGCAAGGCCGGTCTTATGCAAGTTATGGAGAAAGCCGCAAAGGGCGGTATGCGATACCAGTATCGCCGCATCAGAGGGGTCGAAGTTGAACGCGTATTTGAACCCGGAAATATAGCAAGATGGAGCAATAAAATAGCGAGCGTTTGCAGACATGCAATGGAATGCGATGGCATACTTTTGGTATACACGCGATACATTGAGGGTGGTGCCGTTCCGATAGCGCTGGCGCTCGAAGAGCACGGATTTAACCGATACAACGACGAGAGAGGAAACAATTCAAGTTCAAACATGTTGCGACCGGTAAATGCGAAGAGAACGATACGTGGGCGTTACACGCTCATAACCGGTAACAATGAATTATCTTCGGCTGCATCCATACAGTCCGCAATTAGCGCGGCAACGGTTCCCGGTAATAAGGACGGTAGCATAATCAAGGTGATTATTATAACCAATGCGGGTGCGGAGGGTCTGGACTTTAAAAACGTGCGACAAGTGCACATTCTGGATCCGTGGTATAACTTAAGTTTGCTGGAACAGATTATAGGACGCGCGGTTCGTAACTGCAGTCACGTTGACCTGCCGTTTCAGCGACGAAACGTTTGTATTTTCATACACGGAACCCTGCTCACCGGTGACTCTGGCGTGGAAGCAATCGATGTAAGGCTGTTGCGATATGCGGAAGATAAGGCGAAGCGCATTGGAAACGTGAACAACATTTTAAAAAAACACGCGATCGATTGTAATTTAAATTCTGAATATAACATACCGTCATTCAAGGACGGTGCGGGGACGATAACGCAATTGCTTACCACGCTCGGCGATGACGGCGCGGCGCGGTCCATAATGCACGATGCAAACATCATGCCCCGAACGGATGCATGCGATTATCAGGACGTGTGTGATTCCGCGTGCGAGCCGGCCGTAGATATGACAAACCCGTCTACCGGAACCGACGCGGACACGTATGATATGGCTTTTCTTACGCTGAACAGCGAACGCGTTATTCACAGAATTCGTAGCTTGTTCAAAGAGCGATTCTTCTATTCAGAAGCCGAGCTTATTGGCGCAATAAATCAGGTCAGGACGTATCCCGACGAACAAATATTCACCGCCCTAAACATTTTAATCGACGATCCAATTGAATTTTTAACTGATTACTACGGTCGGCGGGGTAGACTCGTCAACATTGGAAATTACTACCTCTTTCAACCCGAAGGCGTGTCAGACCATCATATCGGTATACGCGAACGCGTCATGCCGCTCGAAGACGCGTCGGACTACGTGGAATATAACCAACTTCCCAATCCAAATATGGAA